AAATACATATCAAAATCATTTCAAAAATTAGCTTGACATATCACCAGATTGCTCCATATGATGTTATTTAAGGAAATTATAGAAAATAAACGTAGAAAGGTCAAGATAAACCGAGATGGAATACATTGCCAGTGGATGTGCAGCAGGCACAATGATAGAATATTTACATGGAAATACTAATCTGGCAAATCAGAAGGGAGAAACATATCACAATGCCAGAGCTGGCAGAACTGACGGGGATAGGAGAAAGCACCCTGTATGACTATGAGAGCGGAAGAACATCACCAACACTGAGAGCTTTAGAAAAAATAGCAAAAGCAATGGGGGTAAGGATTAGAGATTTGTATACAGAATAGAATTGTGCGAAAGATAGAAGAAATAAGCCAAATGTTTAGAATTTCTCCGGATATTCGGAATTCTTAAGCGAAACACTTTTCTGTGGGGAGAAGCAGTGGTAAACTCATGGCAGAAAGGGGGCTTGAGTTATGGAAAAGGACCTGATAAAAAAGGAAATCATAAGACTCGTAAAAAAATGTGATAAAATAAAAGTTATAAAATGCATATATTCATATGTTAGAAAAATAGTCAAATAATAAAAGAACCAAGGACTTGCGCATTGTCCTTGGTTCTTTTATTAATCGTTTGGTTTCAGGGCTATTGAATTTACAAATTCTTCCAGCCATTTCCAACCATCGTCATCCAGTCTGGCAAGAGCTACAGCAAGACGGTGCTTAAAAGAGCTGCTACCAGAAAGCTGGATATCTGCGAGCATTTCTGAAATTTCTTCATCCTCAGTTTTTTCAACAAACATCATACCTTCACCAGTACGAAGCCAGTTCTCATTCACATCGTATAAGGTACATAACACCTTAATAGTATGAGAGGACATATTTCGTTGTCCATTTTCTACAAGCGAAATATAGTTTCTTGAAAGCTCTAAGGATTGAGCGAAATCTTCTTGACTTTTTCCGAAAAATTCACGCAATTCACGAATACGCTCATTCATTATATCACCTCCTGTAAAAATAAAATATCATGCAGTGCTCACATTGTCAACAAAAATATATTGACAATGATAACAATGTATGCTATCTTGTGATTACAAAGTTAGCAAAACATATAGAAAGGAGATGGAAGATATGATGAAAGAGAAAAAAGAGGTTGTAGAAAAACTTATTGAAGCAATTCCGAAGATGTCAACGTATGAGTTAGGGTATCTTCTTGGAAGAGTAGAAGAAAAGGAAGAAGCAGCAGAGAAGAAAAAAGAAGAGCTTCCAGTAGCATAAGGAGAACAACAATGAAACAGGAAATACTTGAAAGGGTAACAGTAAAGCAGGCAGCAGCAGAGTTGAATATGGACAATGATACAGTCCGGTATTTAATGAGTACCGGAAGATTGCCTATAGGACACGCTGTGAGAAGAGAAGGATGTGGCAGAACTACATACTATATTTACCGTGCTGCACTGGATACTTATAAGAATTCTTTAAAGGGTGAAGAGAATGGAAAACCAGTACAGGGAAATACAGAACAGCGAATTGCAGAAGGCATACCAGAGAGCATATAGCCTGGAGTGCCGGGAAGGCTGGGAAACTGAGAACCGGAACATTGAATATATCGGTTCCACGGAGAAGGCAAACGGAAGAATCACGGATTATTATAAGGATTCAGCCGGAGATTACTGGTATAGCACAAGATACCGTAGAAAGACCGGAGAGATAGTATCGATGGAGACATTCATATTTGGCTCGGGCTTCCAGAAGCGGGAAAGAGAAAGGAGAAGAAAAAGATATGTTTTTCAGAAAATGGAGAGAGAAGAAGAAAAAGGACAAGGAAATTACGGACAGACTTAATGAACTGATGGACCAGTACCGGGATGAATGCGTCTGGTACATGATTATATCCGGAATGCCAGCAGCAGAGATTAAAAAGCAGGATGTCAGTGCTGACTACCTGATGGAGTCGGCATTGCGGGAAGCAATTGGAGCAGTGCAGGAAATGAGCGAGGAGATAAGGAGAAAGAAAAGATGCGCTACAGAATCAGAGTAATCACATTAATGGCAATAGCGGTGGCAGTGTTCCTTTTCACCATGTGGATGACATCACCACAGGAAGTATCTGGAGAAGTGAATAGCTTCACTGCAAAGACCATGAACGCAGTCGGAGAGATGGAAGTTGCACCGGTGCAACCGCAGGAGCAGGAGAATCCGCTCGGTGAACCGTTCCTCATCCGGTGCACCTGCTACACATGGACTGGCAATCAGTGCCGGAATGGTAGCTGGCCGGTAGAGGGATTGTCCGTAGCCGGTAAGGAAGAATGGCTGGGAAAGGCAATCATCATGTATTCAGTCACAGAAGATGGCGGAATTGGTGACTTTATCGGATACTTCGACTTCACAGATACCGGGGATGGGATTGACCTGGACGGAGACGGACAGGGCGAGACAATCCGGAACGGGACAAGCATTGATGTATACAGAGATACACTGGAGGGCTGTTACAGATGGATAGAACAGTACGGAGACTATGTTTATATTCAGGTGGTAGATGCTGCCGGATAGACAAAAAAAGAGAACGTGTGGCGCACGTCCTCAAGTGGGCTGTAAGTAATTTGGCGAATTGCAAACTTCCCGCATGAACAATATACCATAAAAGCCGCAAAAATGCAAGGAAACAGGGCATTTCTGACCTGTTTTCGCAACTCGATTAGGAATATTAAAGATAAGGACAAAGGCTATGGCATATTGTGTTGATATTTATAACTTTCCCAGCTCGATTGAGTATGAGTATAAGTGGGAAGGAAATTACGGAGCCAAGGGAGAGAAGAGAGCCGCAAGAGAGAGACCTTCCCCCTGGCAGATAGAATTGCAGAATCAGATTAATAAGAAAAACAGAATCCGGCGAACGATAAAAGCGAACTTCATAGAAAATGACTTCTGGCTGACCTTCACATACCGGAAGGGAGAGCGGAAGGACATGCAGGGAGTGAAAGAAGACCTTAATAACGTTTTGCGAAAACTGGCAAGACGTTACCGGAAACTCGGAGCGGAACTGAAATGGATGAGAGTTATTGAAATCGGAGCAAGGGGCGGAATACATATCCACATGATCATGAACAGAATCAGAGGAGCAGATACGGATGTATTAATCAAGGAGTGCTGGCAGCACGGAAGAATCTTCTTCTCAAACCTCTATGAAGAGGGTGGATTTGAACAGCTCGCCCAGTATATGGCAAAGGTGCCGGATGAGGAAGAGAGAAAGAAGAAAGGTCTCCCCCGGAAGCTGACCAAAGAGGAGTACAGCTATTCCACCAGCCGGAATCTGATTCGACCAAAACCGGAGAGAAAGAGATACCGGCGGTGGACAATGAGAAAACTGCTGCTTTATGGTCCGAAGCCCACACCGGGATATTATATCGTCCCGGAGAGCATCCGGAGCGGCACAAACCGGTATACCGGGTATTCCTATATGCGGTATACCGAGGAGAAACTGGATAGGAGAATTTGAAGATGGAAGCAAGGATTTACTTAAGAACTTCATACCATGGACTCCGGAAAGCGGAAGGGTGTTACTGTGGCATCCTGGAAGCAGATACCAGTGAAGGAGAGAAGACACTGGAAGAGACCGGGAAAGACACCGGCACAGCAAATCAGATAGCCTTGCTTGGGCTGATAAAAGCCATGGAGCATATGAGAAGAGCGTCTGACCTTGAGATATTCACAGACAGTAAATATCTGGAATCCGGTGTGAACCGATTCTTGGATGACTGGGTAGCGGCAGACTTCAGGAAGCAGAACGGAGAGCCGGTGAAACACAGTGTTTTATGGCAGCGGGCGGCAGAGCTGCTTGCGCCACACAATATAAATATTTGCTACGCAGAGCACACCAAGTACTCTAATTGGCAGGATAGGAGAATGAAACGTTATGAGCAAGAGCAGAAGAACAAAAGCGTGCACCTTCGATAAGGGCACAATCGCAAGAATCATCAGCAGAGACGGAGACACCTGTATATTCTGTGCCAGTGGCAGATGGCCACTTGCAAAGAAGGACTTCGGGGCACATATCCGGGATATCGCCCATGTGGTGAACCGGAGCCAGGGTGGACTCGGAGTGGAGCAGAACGGTGTCACCGCCTGCCGGAGCCACCACCAGTTGCTGGACAATGGCAACAAGGGATTAAGAGCTGAAATGCTTGATTTTGCAGAATGTTACCTGAAAGAGCAGTACCCGGATTGGAACCGGGAGAAGTTGGTATATAAGAGAGGAGTATGAAGATGCTGAAAAAATTAGTGAAAGAAAATAAGGACAGGGCTGTAGAAAAAAATGGAGCCTGCAGATTTTGCGGTCAGATAAAGCTCGTAGAGGCACTGGAGGAATTCAACGAGGATGAATTGAACGAACTGGCCACAGAACAGTGCAATTGTTATGAAGCACAGAATTATATATCAAGGTTGTACCGGAAAGAAAAGGCAGATTTCAGAATTGAAGAGCTTTTCGGATCAGGAAATAAACCGGAGCTTACAGATGCAAGGATGCAGATGCTTCATCAGGCAGCAGGCTATGTGGTAGATGGAATAGCAGAAAAGGTAACTGTCGAGGTAACCGGTGAACTCAAGATGATGGTCAGCGAGACCGCAAAAGGAAACATTAAAATAAACCGCAAAACAACCGTCCAGAGGGCGGCAGAAGTTTAGACCTCCCCAAATTACTTACATATACACGAAGGAACTTAGAAATCTGTCACAGCCGGAGCATGGAAACCGCATAAACACAGAATGCGGAGCGTTTTTGGAAGAGGTACAAAGACCACACATATACACCATGCTCCGGGGAAAGGAGAAAGTGATGGCAAGACTGACAATTAAGGATGAACAAGGCAACTGGGCTTTGAAAGGTGTTAAATGGAATCAGCTCCATGTGGGCGAGACGATAACACAGCAGGTACAAGAGAAGATATATGGAGCATTGGCAAAACTGAAGGATTATGAAGATTCAGGGATGACTCCGGATGAGTGCTGGGATTGCTGTGTAGGAAGGAGCGTGAAGACAATGGAAGAAGTAAAAGAAGAGCTTAAGCCGTGTCCGTTTTGTGGAAACATGGCAGAGATAGAAACGTTTGAAGTTAAGAGATTATTTAGAGATGTAAAAGCATATTTTGTCAAATGCAAATGCTGTAAGAATCGTACAGAGATAAACTTTGATATAAAAGATTCAATAAATGCGTGGAACAGGAGAGTGAACGATGGGAAGATTGATTGATGCGGAATGTTCCTGAATACGGATTAATGTCGGGGTATGTAATAGCGGGATGGTAGAAAGGAGAATCGAGTGAAAAGCAAAGATCTATGCAAAATATGCACAGAGTATTCAGCTGATGCAAGATGTGAACATAAAAAGGATTGCGAATTGCAAAAAATCTTGAAAGAAAATAATAAATTAAGAGCGGAAAATCGCACACTTCGGAAGAAAAATGATGAACTGGAAACGGAAAAGAGCTGGAGAGATTTTCCAGATATGATGGGAAAGTAGAAAGGAGAGAAAGAAAAAATAAATTAGAATTTAGGAGGTAGAAATGAGAAAGATTCCAAAAGAGATAGTTGATAAAATTGAACAACGAAAAGCACTTAATGAAGAAATTGCGGAGTGGTGTAAGGAAAACCTTGAAATGGATGGTATGAACTCCGATTTTGCTGATATTACTGATTATCATACAGGTGGCGAGCAGGGCGGAGATGATTGCAAAGAATGGTGCGACCAGACATGCAAGGGCGAAGATTGGTATGAGGGAGATTATTATTGGGAAACTGAATACGATGGTAAATATCTTCACATGGACTTTGCAATTTAAACTGAAATAGAGGTAGTATATGAAAGAATTTCCGATTATGACAAACAAAGGGAAGGAATATATTCCCTATAATATCATTAAACCGCATGAAGAACAGGCATTAAAAAACCATTGTGGACAGACATTAGACAGATTAGCAGCCAGAGGAGGTCTGTCTTGGGCAGAAGCCTATGCTGTTCTGACAGACAGTAAGTTCCCTCATAGAGATCAGTATATTTCGGAAGAATTTTACGAGAAAAAGGTAAAAGAGATAGTGCAGGGAAGAAAGGAAGAATTATATGGCTAAAGCAGTATTAGTTATGGATATGCCGGAATCGTGCGATATGTGCGATTTTGCAGACGATACACAGCCACCAAGGTATGGAGAGCGAACGTTGTATTGCAATGCTCCAGGTATTGGAGATGATGTGACAGATTATGTTACATGCAGACCGGACTTCTGTCCGCTCCGGGAACTGCCAGAATCATGTAGCGGAATAATTTGAATTTTATTTTTTTTAAAATCGCACATATTCTATGTGCCGAGAAAAATCAGAAGGAGGAAGTAAGTATTATGTTTGAAAAATTTGGCGAATTAAACTCAGTAGAAGAATTGAACAAAGCGGCAGCAGGCTTGAAAGAAGAGGGAGATGTAGCATCCCTCATTGTGCTGGCAGAAGAAAATGGACTGGATAAGGCAGATGCAGAGGATTATGCAGAAGGTGAAATGGAAGAACTGGCAACACCATGTACCGCCGCACACGGAAGATTGAAAGTGGAATCAGAAGATTTAAAGATTGCCGGAGTGCTTATGGACTGGGTGGATGAAATACGTCAGGAGTGTCTTGCAAATGAAAAAGTATGTGCCGGAGTAATGAAGCATTCACTTGCAGGATATATGGCTATTTTACTGGAAAAAGGATTTGAAGAAAAAGCGGTGGTAGACAAACGCATTGTGCAGCAGGCAAAGGAAGTGGCAAAAGTAGCAGACAACCATGAAATTTCAATCGGATTTCCTAATTTAGCGGAGCGAAAAGAGATAATCAGGACTTATTACGGAGGCACAAAATGAGACTAGCATACAAGGGATTTAATAAAGACCTCACCTGCACGATGGGAAATGGAACATTCCAGTACAAGCTGGGGGTCTGGTACAAAGAAGAAAAAGCACACTGTGCCAGGGCAGGATTTCATGCGACAGATAATCCTCTTGATGTATTGGGCTACTACCGAGAAGGACGCTACTTCATCGTAGCTTTGAAAGGGAATGTGGACGAGGATGGTCATGATACCAGGATAGCTGCTCCGGAGATTCAGCTGGTAAAAGAGCTGTCAAGGATAGAACTGGTAAGAGAGGGTGTCATGTGGATAGCAAATCACCCGCACATAGAGATAGAGGGTGTTAAAAAGAATACAGGAACAGCACTTGATGATTATGTAATCGTCAGAGGAAAAAATCCAACTGCAAAAGGAAAAATGGGAAGCACCATTTTTCTCCTGAAAGAAAATAAAAGTGGCGAAATAGCAGAATGTGCAGAGTATTTAATCGACGGAGAAGAATACTTGCCAGACACTTTCTATGATGTGAGAGGGAGGATGAGACAGTGAATAAAAAGCAGTTGAGTAAGCTGAGAAGACTTCCGGCCACAAATTCAATGGTTGCACTGGCAAAAATGCCGGGCAGAAAAGAAAGAAGATATACATGTGGCTTGAACAAATACAGATACAGGTACATGGCAAGATGCCAGTATCTGAACGGCATACTGAAACTTTCTATCTGTAAAACAAAAGAGATAAGAAAGGGAGAGACGGAGCCAAAATGGGATGTGTATTTAAGCCCTAGGGATAAGACATACATCACAAGAGAAAGACAGAAAGATGGGACATATAAATGGCGGACGGCAAAATTAGACAATCTCGAATGGAAATGGGAAGAAGCCGGTGCGGATGAAAACTACTATATCAATCCTGAAGGAAAAGCTGCAATAAAAGCCATCCTTGAAACAAAAAACTCCGGTGTAGATGGAGTTATAGAATGGCAGAAGAAAGTCAGGACAGAAAAGATAGAACGTGAAGAGAAGAGAAAGACGGATAGATGGGATGCAGCCATGAAGGATGTTCCGGAGAACTATCCGGCAGGATTTGAAAAGTTCTGGAAAACGGAAGCATTCAGCGACCATTACATTTTTTACAAAGGAGCAGACGCAAAGACGGGTTACTGCACAGGATGCCTCCAGGAAGTTCCATTAAATAAAAGACCAAAGCATAACGAGTGGAATAAATGCCCTAAGTGTGGAAAGAAGATTATATATGAATCGAGGTCAAAAAAGAAAAATCCTATATGGTCATATGGGACAGCAACCTTGCTTCAAAGGTATCGGGATGGGATTGTAAAAAGAATATTCAGTTGTACCAGGGTAGATACCGGAGCAAATATGGGACAGCCAAAATTAATCATAAGGGAAGTCCAGAGAGTATTGCTGACGGATGATGGTGTGGAGACATACTGCTGGGAAAACTACAGATTCAAAGGACAACGATGGAGAAAGCAGGATACAAGTTATTTTGAAGAAAGATATGCAAACCTTTATCGGAGAAATCTGTCAGCCCTTTTGAAAAATACAAGAACGACTTATAACATTGCAATTAAACACGGATATAAAGGTGATCCTGTATTTTTTATGAAAATGGAAAAAAAGAATCCTTTAATTGAAAAAGTGTTCAAAGCAGGATTGTACCGGATTGGAAATGATTTAATCAGAAGTGATTATTTGTACCGGGAGTTGGTTGATGAAGAAGAACCGGAACTTATCAAAGCGCTGTATATTGACAAGGCACGTTTGGCACGTCTGAAAAGGATGAATGGTGGAAGGTATGAACTGCTGTGGCTACAAGATGAAAAGAAAAACAACACCATATACAAGGATGAAGATGTACAGACACTTGCAAGTGCGCTGGTAGACGGTGCGGATAGCAGAATCTTTCAATATGTCAGTGTGGCCAAAGCAGCAAATTATTTGAGAAAGCAGCAGACTATCAGGGACAGAAATCTTGTGGATATTGCAAGGGACTGGGAAGATTATTTATCCATGTTAGAAAAAAGAAATGCGGATATGTCAAACGGTATGCTTTTACGCCCAAAAGACCTGACGCTGGCACATAATGAGCTTGTGATTCAAAATGACATGCTGAATAAGGGAAAAGAGATTGAAGAAAAAAAGAAAACTTTTAAAAATGCAGAAAAACTGATGAAGAGCGGAGCTCTTAAAAAATATGAATACCGGAATGAAAAATACTGCATCCTGTCTCCAACCGGAATTAAGGACATATACAACGAGGGAATGACTTTAAAACACTGCATACATACCTGTGATATATACTTTCAGCGAATAGATATTCAGGAGACATACTTGCTGTTCCTCCGCAGGACAGAAAAACCGGATACTCCATGGTATACATTGGAAGTAGAGCCTGGCGGAAATATCCGGCAAAAGAAATCAGTCCTCAATGAAGCCTATTCAGATTTGGAAGATGCAATGCCATTTTTGAAAGAATGGCAGCAATGGGTGAAGAAAAACCTTTCAAAAGAGGATGCAGCATTGGCAGAAAAAAGTGATAAGGCAAGAAAGAAAAATTATGGTCAGCTTCGGAGAGAAAAGAAGCTGATATGGCATGGAAGATTACAGGGAACCATGCTGGTAGATGCACTAGAAAGTGATTTTATGGAGGTGTGACATGGAAGAATTAAGGAGTATTGAAAACTATGAACAGTTCAAGCAGGCTCTGGACACGGAGCTGGCAAATCAGGCAGCAGGCTTCGTAAGAACCGGCTACCTGCTGAAAAAGGCAAGAGATACAGATATCCTTGCAGCATCCGGCTATAATACAGTGGCTGAATTTGCAAAGGCAGAATATGGTCTTTCAAAGGATATCGTATCAAGATACATAGCCATTAATGACAGATACAGTGAGGGCGGTTATTCTGACCGCCTTCAGGACAAGTACGAAGGATATGGCGTGGCAAAGCTCCAGGATATGCTCACCCTTCCGATTGAGGTAGTAGACCTCATATCACCGGAAATGACCAGAAAAGAGATTGCAGAAGTCAAGGCAGAGGTAAGGGAAGAGGAGGCCATATCACCGGTAGAGGTAGCCATTGAGGGCGAGGATGTGCAGCAGGCAGACATGGATTTGAGCCAGAAGGCTATCTTCCAGTACGCAAAAGACAATCCGGAGATATTTAAAAAACTGCTTAAGTGGAAAAAAGATGGAGATTCAGAAGAGCTTGAGAGCATCATTGCACCATCAGGAATCGCAGTGCTGGCTTCCCGACCACAGGGAATCGGAAAGGTATTCACATCCTTTAAGGGAGAAGGACAGCCGGTAGATATCCTGGCAGTAAGAAGCAATGAAAAGCAGACCTTAAGTATGGATGATTATGCAGCCAAGGTCAGAGAGGTATTTGCCCCGGTGGCAGATATGCCGGATGCTTATGAAAAAACATTCGGAGTTGTACCGGTGCAACCGGAAAATGTTACTGAAAAATCAGAAACCGTATCAGAAAAGCCAGAAAGCGTACCAGAAAAGCCGGAAACCGTACCAAAAGAACCGGAAAACGTTGAAAAAACAGAATGCGAAGTGCTTTCCGGGGAAGTGGTTGACAATGAATCAGAAGAGCATATCCCGAAAGAAACTCATGAAGAAAAAGCCACAGAGGAAGCTCCGGTGGCAGCAGGCTTGGACAAAAATGTATTAAGAGGATATGCAGCGGCAGTGAGCGCCAGCATTAAGAAGCTGGACCGCCTTTGGGAAAACCGGGAATTGGAGAAGTGCCTGGAAGAATTAACAAGCATACGCTGGAGGATAGAACAGATACAGAAGAATGGAGGGAATGCAGAATGAAACCAGTAGAAAATGAGGAATTAATCGAAGCAGAGATAATAAGAGTATTTTTCTACGGAGAAAATGAAACCTGTAAATGCCTGGAATTAATGCCTACAGAAGAAGAAAAGGAGACATTAACCTTTAATGACATCATTAAGCTGGCAGAGCAGAGCGGATTAAGGGATGATATGTACATCCTCATGATTGCCGAGAATCCAAAGAGCGGAAAGGTATACAAGCACGGAAATTATAAGCCATGGAATAACTGGTATGAATGTGGAGAGACGGAGGGATTTGCGCAATGAAAAGAAGACGATGCAAGCAGTGCGGAAAGCTGTTTATGCCGGTAGGCAAGGAGGCAATCTGCTCAGTAAAGTGCCGACAGGCACGGATGAAGGAAAGAGCAGAAAGAAGAAAGGCGGCTTATAAGAAGCCGGAGCTTAAGGTAGGAAGTATTGCCTGGGTAAATGCAAAAGCAAGAGAAGCAGGTATGACATACGGAGAGTATATGGGAAGGAGCGGGATTTGATGGAAAGATTAACAACAAATAAAAAAGTGTCAGAGATGGGAATGGTTGAACTGGCACATAATTGCTGTTACGAAGATGAGGAGCACAATGCAAGATATAGAGATTTTGAGATGGAAATGGACGCACGGGATTTTGCCATAAATCTTATGGCCACATTAACGAAGGACGAATTGCCGTTAGATAAAACAGAGTTTGACGAAGAGATTCTGGATAATTTAACGATAGACCCGTTTTCCGATGTCAGAGGATTGATTGCATTATTTTACCGGAACCTGTGGGCTATGGCTGATTTGCGAGAAAAATTGAAATATTATGAGGATGCCGAGGAACAGGGATTGCTCCTGCGGTTACTATGCGGTATTGGTACAGATATATATTACATTCCAAGTGAGAAAAATTTCCGTTTAAATTTATTGGATGGACACGGGGAAGAGAACCGAGTATTTCACCAAACAGTAGACAGAATAACATTCAGAAAAAATGGATGGTATATGGAATGTGATTCCGATTTAGAGTATGGAACTGGGAGAATTTTACTTGATACAAGCTATGGAGTTACTTGGTTTTTAACAAGTGAGGAAGCCGAAGCCAAGCTGGCAGAAATGGAGGGTAGAGCAAATGGAAATTGCTGATACAAAAAATACGGTAATGAATATGCTTCAGAAGTGGCCAAAGCTGATAGAGTGGCTTGAAGAAAAGGAGTATTTCATCGCTCCGGCATCAAAAGAACACCACGGGGCATACAAGGGGGGACTGATGGAACATTCATTCCGAGTGGCGCATGAACTTGAAAAAATAACTTGGTGCATGGGATTAAAATGGGAACGCCGGGAAAGCCCTGGAATAATAGGGCTGCTACATGATGTATGCAAGCTGGGTGATTACCATTACTACATTGATTCGAGAACAGATACGATGATTGAGATCGAGTGGAATAAAGAAAGACTGTATCCGGGACATGGAGACAAGAGCCTTATCATGCTGATGGGCTTAATTGACCTCACAGAAGAAGAGAAAATGTGCATCAGATATCACATGGGAGCATTTACAGATAAGTCAGAATGGGAGTTTTATAGCCGGGCAGTGCATAGATACCCTAATGTTCTTTGGACGCAGACTGCAGATATGATAGCTTCACAGATAAAGGGTGTGTAAAAGTGTAGGAAGGAGAAGGCGGTAATGAATAAAACAAGTGACGCAAAAACGAAATGTCCGTTTTTTATAAGGGATTCAGCTACAAAGATAACATGTGAGGGCCCGGGAAAAACAGAATTGGCAATTGGATTTAAGTCGAAGGTAAGAAAAAGAACATATCAGAAGCAGAATTGCTACAAGTATAAATGCAAGTGTGAGATTAAGAGGATGATGGAAGAAAAGTATGATAATAGACCAGAATGTGCCAATGGATAGAAAAGAACAGGAGGAAAAACGTGAAAAAGCGACGGAAAGAGATACGTCTAAAAAGGAAACGCCTGAAAGCAGAGTATAACGCTGCCCTGAGAGAAAATAGAAGATTAAACCAAAAATTAAGCCTCGAAGCAATGAAATATGACAGAAAAGAGATTAGAACATTAGCAGCTCGGGAAGTAATCCAGCTACAGGACGTAATTGAAATGGGAGAAAATCGGATGGTAGAAATTGCAAAGAATATGCTGGTGCGTGAAATCTGCGAAAAACTCAAAGAAGATGGCGCAATCCAGTTTGAAAAAGACTATAGCCCTATACATAATGGATTTATTGTGGATGCACGAGTGAAAATCGTTATGCCATAGACGTTATTATAAAGCAATGAAAAAATATGAGCGTCAGCACATCTGTAAAGTATGCTGATGCTCATATTTTTTTACTTAAAATCTTCCTCCATGAGAGGGAGCAGTTCTCCGGTTACTTGCAAAATGCACAAAAAATAAAAAAGGAGACAGTTTCGGGGAGAAAAAGGATGCATCTATTTATAAAATACAGGCAGAAATGGAGAAGGGAGGACCGTATGGGAGAAGTACATGAAGAAGCAGAAAATGATTACATGCTTGGAATGAAATATAAAGAAATAGCGGAAAAATACGGCATCAGCCTGAATACGGTCAAGTCCTGGAAGCAACGATACGGATGGGAAAGAGGAGGTGGAAAAAAGTGTGCACACAAAAAGCGAAAAAAAGTGTGCACACAAAAAAAGAATGCATATACAGAAGAAGAAAAAGATTCACCAGAAGAGGAGAATGCAGTAGACAGAGACGAGCTTTTTTGCCAGTATTATGCGAAATCTTTCAATGCAGTAAGAAGCTATATGCGTGTTTATCACTGCTCTTATCAATCGGCGGCCGTTTCTGCACATAATAAGCTAAAAAATCCTAAAATCAAGGAACGCTTGGAAGAAATACGGAGAGACAAGATGGAAAGGATGCTTCCAAAAGAAGAGGATGTGGCGGAACTGCAATCAAGAATTGCATTTGCTGACTTATCAGATGTTGTAAATGTATCGGCATATGGAATGAGTATTAAAAATCCGGATTTAATAGACTGGCAAACGGTAAAAGCCATAAAGAATACAGCACATGGAGTAGCTATTGAGCTGAAAGATTCTCAGAAAGCAATTGACTGGTTGGACAAGCATGGCTTTAAAGGCGAAGACGATGAAGAGGACAACGAAGGAGTAGTATTCCTACCACCAGTAAAGGAGGTTGACGAAGATGAGTGCTTCGTGGATGCCACAGCCGAAGCAGAAGATATTCATGGAAAGACCGGAGTATGAGGTTTTGTTCGGAGGAGCAGCAGGCGGCGGAAAGTCAGATTCCATGTTAGCGGAAGCGTTAAGACAGATAAACATACCAAATTACAGAGGCATTATATTCCGAGACACAGTGCCACAGCTTGAAGGATTAATTACAAGATCCTATGACTTGTACGGTAATTTGAAGGGGCAGCGCCCAAAATTTAATGAAAATAAAATGCGTTGGCAGTTTGAATCTGGCGCAAAGATATTTTTTGGCTATATGCAAAGAGACTCCGATCGCTTCAACTACCAAGGAAAAGCATACGATTTTATCGGATTTGACGAATTAACACATTTCTCCTTGACCCAGTACCAGTATATGATGTCTAGAAACAGACCGATGGGACCTGGCACAAGAGTATACATGAGAGCAACGGCGAATCCGGATGGAAAAGGGATGGCATGGGTTAAGCAGAGATTTGTAACGCCTGCACCGCCAAATACAAGGATTGTGGAAAGGTACAGCGTGCTTAATCCGCAGGGTGAGAAGATACAGCTTTCACGAGACAGGATATACATACCGGCCACAGTATTTGACAATAAAAAACTGTTAGAGAATGACCCTGACTATTTGGCAAACCTTGCAGCATTGCCAGAGGCAGAAAGAAATGCCCTGATGTATGGCTCATGGGACAGCTTTAGTGGACAGGTTTTCACAGAATTCAGGGATGACCCAAATCATTATAAAGATAGAATGTGGACGCATGTGATTGAGCCATTTCAAATACCGGACCACTGGAAGATATACCGGGGGTTCGACTTCGGATATGCAAAGCCGTATTCAGTGGGATGGTATGCAGTAGACACAAAGGGAAAGATATATCGGATAGCAGAGCTGTACGGTTGGAATGGAATTGCTAATCAGGGATTAAAAGAGCATCCTGTAGAACAGGCAAGAAAGATTCGAGAAGTCGAAGAAAACAATCCATTGCTGAAGGGTAAGAGAATCACAGGTGTAGCGGATCCGGCTATATTTGATGAGTCAAGAGGAGAATCCGTTGCCAGAATGATGGAGAGAAGCCCTAATTTTGTATACTTCCATGGCGGAGACCATGTCAGACTGCCGGGAAAGATGCAGTATCACTATAGGTTTGCCTTCGATGAAATGGGAGATTGTATGTTTCAAATTTTTAACACATGCAGAAACTTCATCAGAACAATTCCAAACCTTACATATAGCGAGACAATTCCGGAAGATATTGACACAACAGAAGAAGATCACATCTATGATGAATGCAGATATGTGCTCATGGAGCATCCGATTGCTCCAAGAGGAAATGTATTACAAAAAAAACCGGCATTCGACCCACTAGATATGTTCAAAGAGCAAAAAAGAAGCCAAGGAGTACAGATATTAAATATTTAGGAGGATGAGAGATGGCTTATAAAAAAGGAAAAATAACAGAAGTTGCACCGGTGCAACAGGAAAAAGAACAGCAGGACACATTAATTCAGACGGAATCAGAAGAAAAAGAGATACCGGAAGAGCAGACGGTAGATGTAATCACGGACGACGATGTGAAAGAAGCAGCAGAAGTATTGAGGAAATATCATGCCGGAAAAAAGAATCTTGAAAATACAATCGTGGAAAATGAGGAATGGTGGAGGTTAAGGCATTGGGATTATGCAAGAAAAGAACAGGAAGAGGAAGCAGAGAAAAGGATAGAACCACGGTCTGCATGGCTTTTCAATGCACTTGCTAATAAGCATGCTGACATCATGGACAATTTCCCGGAAGCAAATGTGCTTCCACGAGAAAAGAATGATGAAAAAGCAGCCAAGGCTTTATCAGAAATAATACCGGTTATTTTGGAACGTAATGAATTTGAAGAGACGTATTCAGCTTGCGGATGGTATAAATTAAAAAATGGAACTTGTGTAACAGGCGTATTCTGGGATGGCTCGAAAGACAATGGATTAGGCGACATATCAATTAAAAATGTAGATATTATGAATCTCTTCTGGGAACCAGGAGTAAAAGATATTCAGAGGTCGAAGAATGTATTCTATGTATCCATGGAAGACGTAGAGGACATAAAGGCTACTTATCCGGAAAAAGAGATAATGGCAGGCAGTGATATCAGCATAACACAGTATATAAAGACAGATGCGGAAGATAATACAGAGAAGGTTGCGGTTGTAGACTGGTATTATAAAAAAACAATTGTACTTGAAGACAATAATGGATTGATTAAAAGAAAGAACGTGCTGCATTATTGCAAATTCTGCAATGGGAAAGTGCTCTATGCGACAGAAAATGACGAGGAATTAAAATATACAGGGCTGTATGATCATGGACTATATCCATTTGTGTTTGATGTATTGTTTCCAATCGAGAGCAGTGTCTGCGGATTTGGATATGTGGATGTCATGAAAGATACACAGGCATACATAGATAAGATGCAGCAGGGTATTCTTGAAAATGGATTGTCACTGGCAAAGCCAAGATGGGCGGTCAGAGACGATGTGGGGCTGAATGAAAATGATTTTTGCGATTTTTCAAAGTCACTTGTGCACTTTAGCGGAAACTTGGGAGAGGATGCGTTTCGACAGATCACATCGACACCGATGGCTGGCATTTATGAAACCATTTTGAATAATAAAATTGAAGAATTGAAGGATACGTCGGGAAATACAGCGGCAGCACAGGGACAGACCTCTAATGTTACTTCAGCGAGCGGAATTGCCAGTCTCCAGGAAGCGTCCGGCAAATTGTCTAGGGATGCAAACAGAGCAGATTATAGAGCATTTACTAAGATATGTTATCTGGTGATTGAGCTTATCAGACAGTTTTACGATGAGCCAAGAGAATTCAGAATTACCGGAGAAACCGGACAGACAGACTATGTGACGTTTGACAATAGCACATTAAAGGGACAGACAATGGATACCGGATTTGGACAGGAACAGTCAGAAAGAGTCCCTATATTCGATGTTAAGGTTGTACCAGCAAAGCAGAGCGCATACACCAGGGAGACACAGAATCAGCTTGCATTACAATTCTATAACCTTGGATTTTTTAATCCGCAGAATGCAGAAATGACTATCGGATGTCTGGATATGATGGACTTTGACGGAAAAGACGAGGTGAAGCAGAGATTAAATAAATCCCAGACATATTACAATCTTTACTTACAGATGCAGCAGCAGGCTCTTGCGCTGGCACAGGCAGTAGATATGTCGAGCGGAGGAACAACAAATTATGCAGAAAGAATAGCGGGAAATGCACAGATTGCAATGCAGCAGGCAGAAGAACCTATGGCACAGAGCCAGTCAGTGCTGAATCGGAATAGCAATGGCTCATTAACAAGCCAGGCGGCACATGCGACTAGAAATTCCACGTCAGTATAGGAGAAAGATATGCTTAAAGTCAGAGTGAGAGAAGAAGAAAATCGGCTGGAAATAAAAATGGAAGGCCATGCTGACTATGCAGAAGCAGGAAAGGATATTGTGTGCTCGGCATGCAGTATCCTTTTATTTACGCTTCTTGAGGAATTGCAAAAGCAGCAGGCAACAGGAAAAGTAAAAATTACGGCCTTGGAAATGGAAGAATCCGGGAGATGCAGAATGGAAATAACGGACTGGGTCAAAGAGACAGAAGTAGCATTAGAAACAATTTTTAGCGGCTATAAAATCATTGAAAAAAATTTCCCAAAAAATATTTCATTTGTGGCAAAAATTGGGAGTTGCAAAAAAAATAAATTGATATAGTGCAAGTGGTTTAAGAAAAAAACATGGCACTTCGGAAAGGACGAAAGTATGAGAAAAAAATATTTTAACTTGCAGTTTTTTGCGGAAGGTGAAGCAGGCGCAGCTTCAACTGGAGCAGAAGGAACAGCAGGACAGGCGGAAGGGCTCAACGCCGGAGCCACAGACGGTCGAACAGATAACCAGGACGACGCTGGAACGTCGCAGAATGCGACAACACCGGAAGACACAGAAAAAGCCTTCGAGGAACTGATTAAGGGCGATTATAGAGACGCATATAGAAAGCGTACAGAAGGAATCGTTAAGGACAGATTGAAAAAATCGAATGAAACAATCAGTAACTTGCAGAAACAGTATGATGCACTGACTCCAATCATGGGAGAGCTTGCTATGCGTTATGGTCTTGAAGCGGATGATGTGGAAGGACTCGTAAGAGCAGTACAGCAGGACAATGCACTTCTGGAAGATGAAGCAGCAAGACATGGAATGTCCGTAGACCAGCTTCGGGAAGTAAACCGGGTAAAACTGGAAAACAAGAAACTGACAGAAGCAATGGAACAGTTGGAGAAGAAAAAAGAAGGCGAGCAGATTTATGCACAGTGGACACAGCAGGCGGATGCATTAAGACAGAAGTACAACATGGACTTTAATCTTAATGAGGAACTTGCAAATCCAGACTTCACGGCAATTCTTAAGGTTGGTGGAAGCATTGAAGCTGCTTACATGGCCACACACCATGATGAGATTATGACATATGGAATGGCGCAGGCGGCAGAAACAGCAAAAAACAATGTAGTAAAAAGCATCAATTCGAAGAGTGGAAGACCAATTGAAGGTGCAGTATCTTCCGGTTCTCATGGAACAGTGAAAGTAGATGTTAGAAAATTAACGTCTGAGCAGATGAGAGAATACGAGAAGAGAGCACTCAAAGGAGAACGTATTTCTTTCTCGTAATTCAGAAAGGAATATATATGAAAATCAGAAATATCTTGCAGTTTTTTGCAGACCCGAATACGCAGACAACTGGTACATCCAGTCTGTCGGCAGAAAATAAAACATTTTACGAAAAGGAATTAATTGAAGAAGCATCCCCAGAATTGGTGCATGACCAGTTTGGAGATGATTATCCGATTCCTAAAAACGGTGGTAAACAGATTGAGTTCAGAAAGTATGACTCTTTGAAACCGGCGAATACACCACTTACAGAAGGTGTGACACCGGATGGAAATAGCTTAAGCGTAAGTACAGTTACAAGTACGGTAAAACAGTATGGAGATTACATCACAATCTCTGACGTACTGGACCTTACAGCTATTGATAACAATGTTGTGCAGGCTTCAAAAGTATTAGGAACTCAGGCAGGCTTGACATTGGACAATGTTGCAAGAGACGTTATGGCCGGTGGCACAAACGTATTAATTGTTGGAGACAGAGCAACAAGAGCCCAGTTAACAGCAGCAGACACACTGACACCGGAAATCTTCTTCCGTGCAGCAGCTATGCTTGAAGCAATGAATGCTCCAAAAATTCAGAAATCTTATGTAGCCATTATTCATCCATACGCAGCATATGACCTTATGCGCAGCGAGGAATGGATTGACGTACATAAATATGCAGCACCAGAAGCAATCTTTGAAGGAGAAATCGGAAAGATTGGAAATGTACGTTTTGTATCTACTTCAAATGCAAAAATTTGGAAAGGCACAGGATGCCCGGCGGATACTGCAGTATTTGGAACATTAGTACTTGGAGCACATGCATATGCCAAAACCGGTATTGATGGCGGAGCATTACAGATGATTATCAAGCCGGCAGGTGCAGGAGAGGACCCATTGAACCAGCGCTCCACGGTAGGATGGAAAGCAATTAAGACGGCAGAACGTCTGATAGAACAGTATATGATTCGTATTGAATCAACATCAAAATTCAGCGGAAGCGTAGAGGCAAACTAGGAGGCAACTGTATGGGAACAAAAACAGAGGGAACGAAAGTAGCAGAAGAAACGAAAGTAGCAGAAGAAACTCAGGTAATGGATGCGGCAGAAACAGTAGAAGAAGTGGATCCATGGAAAGAAAAAGTTAAGTTCATGGCACCACTGGATGGCGAAAAAGGAGACATTTTTGTAGCTTTAAATGGACATAATTACAGAATTAAAAGAGGGGAAGAGGTAACCATTCCGAAACCAATCTTTGAAGTTCTGAAGAACAGTACAGAAATGGATCAGCTTGCAATGAGAAGACAGCAGGAACTTATTGCAAAAGGAAAGGCTTTAAATTAATAAGAGATTCCATTAAAACGAGGAGAGGCACAGCGTTGTTGTGCCTCTTTTTTAGAAGGAGAGACATGTATGAAGGTAAATGAAGCAATAACAAAGGTGGATGACCTGGAACCAAATACTTATGAGGATAACGAAAAGTTAGATTGGCTCACCGAATTGGATAAAAGAATTGCTATTGAGATACTGAATGTAAGAGAACGTGAAGAGGATGTAGTGGTAGAACCCTATACAGAAGCTGATATGGATAAGGAACTTCTTATACCTGCCCCATATGACAGCTTATACGTCCAGTGGCTTATGAGCCAGATTGATTACTATAACAATGAGATGGACAGATACGCAAATTCAGCAGCTATGTTTAATCAGAAATACCAGGACTTCACTAATTACTGGTACCGGACACATAAAAGCTCTTTAAGGGCAACGATGTATTAGAGAGGTGACATATGAGATTACCGAAACTTCAAAGTACAAGGTCTGAAACCAAAGTACTTAGCGCATTTGGTGGCTACAATGCCAATGAAAGAATACAGGATGGGGAATTTTCGGATATGCAAAATATGACAGCGGATTACTATCCGATATTGTCTCCGAGAATACCAAGAGGAAAATTGAGAGACCTTACAGACTGCAAAGGTCTGTATGGTACGGATAAGCTGGTATGGGTCACAGAGAATAAACTGTACTATAACCAGTCAGAAGCGTGTGATTTAAAGGAATCATGCAAGGATAAGGAAAGAACATTTGTAAGAATGGGAGCATATTTGTGTGTCTTCCCGGACAAGGTTATGTACAACGTATATGACCAAACATTAACAGATATGGAAAATAAGGTAACCACCACAACAAAGCCATCCTTTACGCTTTGCAAGATGGATGGAACGGTATTCCCGGACAAGAAAACATATACCGGTGATACAGAACCGGATAAAACACAATATGAATACTGGATAGATACTTCTGAAAATACAGTTGTAATGAAAATATGGAGTGAAAACTCTGCAGCATGGGTATCTGTAGGAACAACCTATGTAAAGATACAGTCACCCGGTATAGGAAAAGGCTTTAAAGAATATGATGCTGCTACATTTAGTGGAGTAGATAAAAGGGCAGAGATTTATAACAATTATGACTTTAATACATCCAATATTCTGTATGGTTGTGGAGATGATTATGTAATTGTGATGGGTCTGATTAATAAAGTATTTACGAACAGTGAGAATATAACCATCTCAAGGACAGTCCCGGATATGGATTTTGTAACTGAGATGGATAACCGGTTGTGGGGGTGTTCTTCTACAAATCATGAAATATATGCTTGCAAGCTAGGAGACCCAAAGAACTGGAGATGTTATATGGGCCTGTCCTCTGACAGCTACGCAGCAACGGTGGGTTCGGAAGGGGATTTTACCGGTGCAATATCTTATTCCGGTAGTGTACTTTTTTTTAAAGAGGGTGGCATGCACAGATTATTTGGTGATAAACCGAGTAATTATGAACTTTCATGGAAACCTATGCGTGGCGTTCAGTTGGGTTCGGAAAAGAGCCTGATTGTATTAAATGAGGTTTTATATTATAAAAGCCGGGATGGTATATGCGCATATAACGGAAGTATGCCAAGTAAGATATCTGGAAATCTTGGAACAGAGATGTACTATGATGCAGTTGCCGGAGGATACCGTGATAAATATTATGTCTGCATGAGAGATGAATTTAGTAATTACTGTACTTATGTGTATGACATTACAAAGGGAATGTGGACAAAGGAAGATGAAGGTATTAAGAAAGCCTTTGCATATTCAGATGGCGGACTGTATTTCTTAGATAAGAATAACTCTATCTGGATAATTAATTACGAACAGATATTTATGCCAATAGCTCCGATGGATGATCGGTTTGGAGAACAGTATATGTATCCGGGAGAGTGGTATCCTGGAGCAATTCCAGTTGGAGAGGAAGAAGAAAATCAGGAATGGTATGCAGTGACAGGAGATATGGGTCTTGACTCTATTTATAATAAATATATCAGAGAGCTGGTTATCCGGCTTGAGATAGAAGCAGATGCATATTTCAAGATAGAGATAATGTATGATTCAGAAAACTGGCAAAAGGTGATGGAATATACAGGAACAAAAAAACGGTCATATCAGGTGCCGGTTCGAATAAAACGATGCGACCATTTCAAGCTGAGGTTATCCGGAAAAGGCGCAGTTAAAGTATATTCGATAGCACAAATGATACAGGAAGGAAGTGCAGTAAGTGGCTAAATTGGATTATCCAAATGTAGATATAGAGAACATGTCAAATGAACAGAATATAGAGAGCTTAAAGAGCTTTCTATACAATCTTTCTGATACACTGAATTATTCGTTAAATCAGGTAGATGCAAGGATATCGGCAATAGAAGAATCAATAGGAGGTAAGGACAATGGGGAATCATAAAAACTGGGAGGAAGTAATATCTGACGGGACACGAACAGCACAGACGAATCTTGATAATCATCTGAATAATAAGGTGGGTGACTATCAGGAATCGCAGAATGTGCAGGATGCTTATAAAAATTATACAGATACACAGAATGCAAAGCCGGGTGACTATAACAGCAAGTATCAGGGTGCAATCGACACGATATTGAATAGAATTCAGAATAAGAAGCCATTTTCATACGATTTCAATGCAGATCCGTTATATCAGCAGTACAAGGAGCAGTATGCTAATCTGGGAAAACAGGCAATGCTCGATACAACATCACAGGCGGCAGCATTATCCGGAGGATATGGCAATAGTTATGGAGCAACAGCAGGCTCTCAGGCATACCAGGCATATCTTGGAAAGCTGAATGATATTATCCCGGATCTTTATGGACAGGCATTAGATAAATACAATACAGACCTCACCAATATGTATAATGAGTATTCTGCACTGGGACAGGCGGAAGATAGAGCGTATGGACAGTATCAGGACAGATACCAGAACTGGCAGAATGATACCAGCAACGCACTGAATGCATATAACATCCTTCATGGTAATGATTTTGGAGAATATCAGCAGAGAGTTAGTAACTGGCAGAATGACCGTGATTATTTATTCAATGCGCTTCAGAATTCACAGACAAATGATAAGTATCTCAATGATTACAATTATCAAGTAGACAGAGATAATGTAGCAGATGACCAGTGGCAGCAGCAGTTCGACTACCAGAAGCTAAGAGACCAGGTAGCAGATGACCAGTGGGCGAAACAGTATGCTTTATCACAAGCAAAAGCGGCAAGTAGTGGATCCGGTGGAAGTAAGAAATCAAATAGCGGAAGCAAGAGTGGTAAAACCACTGATACTTCTAAAAGAATACCAATATCAGAGGACAAGAAAACAGAATATCTAAATGAAGCAATCTCAAGAGGAAGTGCGAGAGGCGGAGCATATTTGGACGAGCTTTTCGGTAAAGGAAAAATTGATGAGAGCACATGGAGCATTCTCCACGATACATGGATGAGACAGTATGGATTACATTATTAAAGGAGACCAGCTATGAAAAAATACGAAAAAAGAATGAATCGGCTTGCTGAATTAAAAGAAGAGAAAAGACAGGCAGAATATAATAGTGATGCAACGTCGGATAACCCAACCTATGAATCTAGAATGGAACGTTTAAAAGAACTGAAGCAGCAGAAAATAGAGAGAGCGCAGAGCAACAGAGAAAGCGCAATTGCGTTGGGCACAGCGAATTTCTCAAAGAATACAATTAATTCAAAAAGAAGCAAAGCAATGGACTATGCATTAGAAAAGGCAAGAAATACGGTTAATACTACGACAAAAGCAATGTCAAGGAATGGAAGTGCCCTGCAGGGAGCATTAGATATTGCAAAGAGGGAAAGAGAAAACAAAAAGAAATTAGAAGGCTATGAGCCGGTATATGGTAGCTTTGACAGTCCGACAACCACTAGAAATATCGGAAAAGATACAAAACTTGCAGGCTATAGAAATAGAACAACCGGAGAAACTATGACGGTGGAAGATTATGAGAATACAAAAGCAGCATCAAATACCACAGGAAAGCAGGGGGCGGCAGTAAGCTCCTTCAAAGGTGCTAAAAAACGTGCAATTGAGGAAGCATTACAGCAGCAGGCGGACACATCCTGGATGCCGGAGAAGGAATCTGAGACAGCGAAGGAATACGCAGATTACATAGACAAGTATTATCAGAGTTTATCTGACCCGGAGCTTGCAAGTCTTTCTGATGAAGAATTATCAGCAAAAATTACAAGTGCGAAGGATGAAAAAGAAGGAAATAAAGATAAGCTTAAGAATTATGAACCGGTATACGGTAGTTTTGATAGTCCAGTGCTGGCAAGAAACATTACCAAGGATACAAAGCTCGCAGGATACAAAAATAGATTAACCGGGGAAACCATGTCTGCAGAAGAGCATGATGCACTGGAAGGTAATACAGCAATCGACAAGTACGAGAATGAGCAGAGTGTAAGAAAAAACCAGAAAGCAATCAAGAAATGGTCGGAGGATTATGCAAAACTCACTCCGGAGCAGGAACAGGCTGTCATGCAGATGTATATTACAGACCATGACGAGGAGGAAGCAACAGAGCAGGAACAGGCTATAAGAGATACAATTGGAAGCAGAGACCCATTCGAATTAGAAAAGGCATATAACAGCGCAAAAGAAAACTTGGAAAGTCAGGGAATTAACGCTGATGATATGGAAGAATACTATTCCTGGATTCATAATCGCCAGATTGATACAAAGAAACGTAGAGAACTGAAAGAGGAAACAAAGCAGGAAGGATTAAAAGGATTCCTCATTAATGCAAAGGAGTCTGCTACGTCTGTAGGTGATTCATTGCTTTCCGGAGCGGACTTTGTAGACCAGTTGGGTCATTCGGCAAAGAACTATTTCGGAGGAGATGAAGCCTATACACCTTATGACCCGTATTCCGCTCGCTTCACACAGTCGAGAAACCGAAAAAGAGAAGCAGTATCAAATGACATTGATTCCACAATAGGAAAGTTCGTATACGATGTTGGAATGAGTATGGCAGATTCGGCCGCAGCCATGGCAACAGGAAGTGAACCGGTTTCTCTTGGAATCATGGCGGCAAGTGCCGGCTCTCAGGCATATGTGGATGCGTCTGAGCGTGGCGTAGACACGAATAAAGCCGCCGCTATTGGAATTGCCAATGCAGCAGCAGAGGCAGGATTTGAAAAGTTGAGCTTAGACCATTTATATGGCATGGCGGAGAATCCAACCAAAACTACATTTAAGAAAAAGATATTGGATTGGGCTGTCCAGTCTGGAATCGAGGGCAGTGAGGAAGTATTTACCGATTTTGCAGATGAAGCAGCAGACCGCATGATTAATGGCGGATTATCTGAATATAGCACAAATGTAAAGGAATATATGAAAAATGGAATGTCAGAAGACGAAGCAAAAACAGCGGCTAATGAGCAGTTCTGGAACCAGGTAGGGCAGGACTTTGTAGCCGGTGCTATTTCCGGTGCTGTATTTGGTGGAGTTGCAAATACTGTAAATTCTGTACAGTATCATAAAATGGGAAAGACAATTAACCAGGATAATACAATGAGAGATACTATCTTGGAAACAGCAGAACAGATGCCGGAGAATTCTACTGCAAAGCAGATTGCGGATACAGTAAAAACGGATAATATTACAGATTTGCAGATGAGCCAAATTATTGAATCTATGGCAAAAAGTGAAGACGTAAATCTGGACAAGGTTATAACAGAGGGATTTGTCAGAAAAGGAGCTGAACAGGAACAGGCACAGCAGCAGGCTCAAAAGTTAATGAATGATGCTGCAGATACCACTACCACAAAGGAAGAAAACACCATAGAGAATACTACAAATAATGTAGCAGACAGAATGGTAAATGCAGAAGGTATTACTGCAGAAAACCAGAAAGTTGCACCGGTGCAACAGTATAGCCGGAATCAGACAGGAGTAACAGAGGCAGTAAATAAGAATACCGGAAAACAGAACATTGTAGTAGAGATAGCAGAAAGTACACCGGAGAAAACCATGGTGAAGCTGTCAGATGGAAGCATTGTGGACTACAAGACGGTGGAAATAAACAATCCTACCATGAGAAATTTATATAATTTTGCTGCAACATTTGATGATACCAAGGCTGCCAATGCGGTTATTGAAAATTACAATGGGGAAAGTATGCCTACATACATGGAATCAGCAGCCGTATTTTACAATGCCGGAAAACTGGGTAAAACGTCATATGAAAGTATTATGAATAATCCGGTAAATGCAAGAATTGTAAGTGAAATGTCACCATCGACCTTATTGGGAATGTATTATCTGGGAGAGAACAGCAGAAATCCGGTGGTTCAAAATTCGGATATGCAGCAGGCGGTGAAAATGGGAAGCGGTTCTGTAATGGACAACAGACTGGATAAATCTGATAATCGCATGAAATCGGTTGTGGAAATGGTAGCAAAGAAAACCGGGCTTGATATTGAATTGAATGATGAGCTTTCGCACGGAGAAAATGGTAACTTCCAGAAAGCATTGTCAAGAATAGCGTTAGCAAAGACCACAGGAAAGGGAAATACTACTAATGAATACACAACACTTGTGCATGAATTGGGTGAATTCTCCGAGGCATATAATCATGAAGGTATGCAGAAAGTGGTAGATACTGTATTGGACTATGTTACAACAAAAGAAGGAGCGGCATACCTTACCAATACAATCGAACAGTATCATAAGGCATACAAGACGGTAGAGAAAGGAAAAACTTATGAGGATTCTGCCAATGAATATGTATTCGATTATGTAGCAGGACTGTTTACGGATAAAGATGGAGTAGAAGCGTTTTCTAAATATATGTCAGAGAATATGACAGAGAGTGAGCATAAGAGCATTCTCAAGACGATTGCTGACTTCTTCAAGGGAGTTTACGACAAAATCACATCATACCTGAATGAGCATGTATTATCAAGCACAGCAAAGAAAGCACTGAGAGCAGATGCAGAAGAAGCACAAAGGATAAGAGATATGTTTTTGGGTGAATTGACAAAGGCGCAGGAAAATTATAAGCGGGAAAATGTAACGGCAGAAGAGGGCGAACATTATACCATAAAAGTTATACCGGCTGAAAAATATATGGAACTGGGTGGACCTGAGACACTGGATATTGATTCGGAAAAAACATTTTCACTAGATGTGAACATGGAAGAGGGAAAAGACCTGATTGCAGTGCATAATTTGAAAGAAGATAACTTGAATAAAGCACTAGAACTTGGTGGATTTCCAATGCCATCTATCGCAATTACAAAAAAACAGATTGGACATAGTGGATACGGAGATATTTCTGTACTATTTAAGAAGGAAACTGTAGACCCGAAAAATAAGGATAATAGAGTATTTGGCGCAGATGCTTATACAGCAAGATTTCCTAGAGTTGATTATAAAGTAAATGAAGAGGAATTGAGCAAATTGGCAGAACGAATAGGGACTTCCGCAAACTATATTGATGCAAATGCCTTTAATGGAAATGATTTGAAAACGGCAGCAATGAAATTAAGTGAAATGATGGAAGTAAAAGAAAGATTTATAAGGGAAAATAATCTGAAGGTGGAGCCGGTTTTAAGAATGCCAACTGCAGAACCATCATTTATGGGGCGAGGTGCGGTTAAAGAATATCTTAACAATGAAAATATAACGGTAGATAAACTGGTATATGATAAAAAAGTGAGAGAGGGATTACTTGACACAATAAGAGAAAAAACCTCATTAAAAGCATTGGGCGAAAAGTGGGCTACAAAAATTAACGACAATCTGTCAGATATGGAAAGTGATAAAGAAATTTACAATATATTAAAAGAACAGTATCAGACCTATCTTGATATTGCACAGGGAAAAGCAAAACCAATAGAGGACAGATACTCATATACAGATGGCGTTAATAATACAATTAAGGATAATCAGGATGCTTTTGAGCTATATACATTGGAATTAGCAGAACCAGTTATTGGAAAAGCAGGAATATATAATGGAAAAGAATATTATACAGCCAGTGGAAATTTGAGAAGCTTCGAGGCATTACATGATGATTACAATATTGAAAACATTGTAAAAGCAATGAAAAGTGCTGGTGTTAAGAATGAAGAGGGTTCACTTATACCAGGAATAGGAGAGGTAAGAGCAGCAGTATCAAAAGACTTTAAGAGCATAGAGGATATAAAGAAACAGGAGGGAAGATTACTTGATTTGACGCCAGAGCAGGTAGATGAAATCTATAGTGAATCAAGAGAATTATACCAAAAGATTGTAAGCGAAATTGTGGATAATAATAAAACTATTTCTGATAATTCTTTTTTTGACCGAGATATAGCAGGGAGAAATATTGTTGAGGCAGTAAAGGGAGGTTTAAAGCCGGAAAAGATACAAAAAAGCATGCAGAAATATTATAAAAATATTTCGAGCAACATAGCGAATGATATTGTGCGTTTGGGAACAATCCTTAAAGATATTCCGGTAAAGTACTTTGAAGGAAAACCACAAAGAGCTGTAGGATTCAATGAGGTTGCAGCAGTTGTAATTCCGGATAGCATTTCAGAAAAGACCAAAGACAAACTGAAACAGGCGGGAATTAAAGCGTATGAATATAAAACAGATAATGAAGCTAGTAGGAAGGAAGTTGTAAATAGAGCCGCAGTTGAACAGGATACAGTATTTTCTATTGATGTAGATGCAATCTTAAAAAATAGTAAAGAAGTTTACATTAGCAAAAGGGAATATGCTATACTTGCATCAGAAGTAGAGAAAAATAATTACAGTAAAGATTTTATAAGCAGAAAAATTAATCCAGCATTTTCGGACAAGTATTTTTATCTGTATAAGGTGACGGATAAAAATGCAAATAAGTTCAAAGTGCTGGCACAGTATGACGTGGAATTATATCATGACGATATAGAGGAGGTAATGAAAAGTGGAAGGTTCAAGAAAAATTACAGAACCAATGAAGGATTTGATAAAGGGATTGGATTTTTGTGGGGTAGATACAAATATAATAGTGGGAGTAGCCAACGCATTGAAAACGGACGAAGAAGTGGTAGAACTGATTCAGTTCGCATACGAGATACCGAAAGAAGTATATCTGAACAATATATCGGAAGCAGAAGAGCAGATAATGGCAAAAGTATTACAGATAACCCAGAGAAGAGATACTCGATAGATATTGACGAAGACCTAATGGCAATCCTGGACGAAGAGTATTCTGATACAGAAAAAGAAATGGGCTCTATTATTGAGGATGGCTTTAAAGCACTTGAAAATGTGAGCATTGACGATAAGACAATGCGTAAGATAGCATCCGAGGTAAAGCAGGAATACAAGAGTACCTATAATGCCAAAGAACTGGCTGATAATCTGACTAAGGTATTTGCGTATTTGAAAGATACAAAGAATGTATCGTATGAGGATATGGTAAGAATCGTACAGGAAATTGCTATGCCGGTTATCGAAGAAAGTACAGATGTGGATAGTGTGGAAGCAGATGTGTATAACTCTTTCCGTAAAACATTGAAAGGGCAGAAAATCAGATTGAATGAAGCCCAGAAGAAAGAAGTAGCACATTATTATGACAGCTACGATAAATTCCGGAAGATGAATTTCGGAAACATTACTTTCTCGGAAGACGGCATGTACCTGGATTCCTTGTGGGATGAGCTATGCCAGAGTTCCAATTATATATTGGATATGGATACTGCAGTGAATGACCAGCCAATAGCATTGATTGATGCTATGAATGAGATGAAACCGGCAAAGCATAATATCTTTGGAATGAATAAGCAGCAGGCAGCATATGACCTTGCATTAGACATTTACCGGAGATTCTTTGTAGAGCAGAGCACGGATACAGCAAATAAAAAGGTGCTGGCGGAAACCCAGAAGCTGATTGTAAAGCAGCAGGAATACAGAAAGAATCTGAATGCAGAATACCGTGAAAGATTCGAAAAACTGAAAGAGCAGGAAAAGACCAGACGAGACAGCCTGAAACAGAAATATGAAAGGGCTTTGGATGAACAGAGAAGAGAACTCAGCTCGGCTATGGCCTATCGTGATGCAAAGGCAGAAACGGAAATCAGAAAGAAAATAAAGTCATACGAAGCAAAGCTGGCAAAGGTGAAACAGCAGAGCAACGATAAGTATATGAAGCTGAAAGCGGCACAGTCAGAGAACCGTACGGCGAAGAGAAATATTGAGGAGCGGAGAAGATACCGGGAACGTATTAGAAAAAATGCACAGGGAATTGTAACTGCATTTAATCAGAATACTGATAAGAATCATGTGCCGGATGCATTAAAGAAAACGGTTGCAGATTTCATTGATGCGATAGACTTCACGACAGATCGGACGAATCCAAATAGTGTTAATTCACTGAAATGGTACAATGCTTTAAGCCAGATGCAGCTTAAGTTATCAAGCGAGAGAGAAGCCATTGCTGGAGATTATGAGGACATCTACAATGCTCTTATGGATGGCAATTCAGGAGACCGGAAGACAAGCTCACTGCTGGATGATATTTCAGATTTCCTGAACAATAATGAGGGTGTACGAATTTCGGACATGGATATGAATGGCTTGAGATATCTGGACAGACTGGTATCCGGATTAAAGAGAGCCATTACCAGTGTAAATCAGTTATATGTAAATGAACGTACACAGAACGTGGAAGAACTTGGAGATAACACAATTGAAGAGCTGAAAACCAAGAAGGATAAGAAAGTATGGAATAATGATACTTTAAGGGGAAAGGCAATTAACAAAGCAGAAAATATGCTGGATGCAAATATGTTAGACCCAAGGTCGTATTTTTACCGCCTAGGAGATTCGGCACTTAGTATCTATAAAGGATTGCGTAAGGGACTGAATACCAGAACGGAAAAGATTGCGGAAGCACAGGATTATATGCAGTCTCAGTTTGGAAAGATTGCTGAGGAATGCGGACTTACCGAAAAACAGTTAAAGTCTGAAATGAAGAAGTGGACCGGAAGGGATGCGGAAGTTCATGAGTTTGATTTTGGCAATAAAAAGTTGCGGATGACAACAGCACAGATGATGGGGCTGTATGAACTTAAGAACAGAGAGCAGGCGAAAGAACATATCAAGTATGGAGGAGTGATAACAACAACCAAAGCTGGAACAAAGGTATATCGGAATTCTGAGGGAATCCGGCTTACTGAATATGAGGTAGGAAAGATATGTGAGGAGCTTACTCCGGAGCAGAAGAAAGTGGCGGATTCTATGCAGCAGTTTATGCAGAATAGATGCTCCGCATGGGGTAATGCTACCACAATGCAGATGTATGGATACAGAAGATTCGGCGGACAGCATTATTATCCGATTAAGACATCCGGAAATACTGTAGATACAAAGGACCAGACTTCATACTGGGGAGTAAAGAATCAGGGATTCACTAAGAAGACCATGAAAAATGCGAGAAATGCTATTGTGGTAGACGACATCTTTGATGTATTTACGAAGCATGTAACAGATATGGCAAGTTACGGAAGCTATACAGCGGCATTGTCAGATGCTATGAAGTGGTTCAATTACAGACAAAAAGCAGGACTGGATGAACATATGTCAGAGGATGAAGTGCTGGATATTCTGAATTCCAAGACATCTGTTAAGGCACAGATAGAAAGGGCTTACGGAAAAGAATACCAGGAATACTTTAAAAAGCTGGTGAAGGATATCAATGCAGAAGGAACAGGGGATGTAAAGGTCAAGTTCGTGGATGAACTGGTTGGAAATATGAAAGCAGCATCTGTGGCTGCAAATATCAGAGTGGCAATACAGCAGCCAACAGCTTATTTCCGTGCAATGGCAGTAATGGATTCCAAGTATCTTTTGAAAGCACTGACCATGAAACCTGCAGTGCATGAGGTGCAGGAAAAAGCACCTATTGCAAAGTGGAAGTCCTGGGGATATTTTGAAACATCAATTGGTCAGTCTATGAAAGAGGTTATTACGGACCAGCACACCTTTAAAGAGGGATTGCAGGAAAAATCCATGATTCTTGCTCAGGAAGCAGATGATATTACATGGGGTGTACTGTGGAATGCAGTAAAACAGGAAACAAAGGCATTGCATCCGGATATAGACGTAAATTCCAAAGAGTTTACAGATTTGTGTGTAGACAGATACGATGAGCTTATCGACCAGACACAGGTAGTAGACTCAGTGCTCCATCGGTCACAGATTATGCGAAGCAACAATGGCTGGCATAAAATGGCAACGTCATTCATGGCAGAGCCTATGAAATCTTACAATATGCTGGCAAATGCATTGAGGGATTGGTATGAGATGCCGGGTAAGTGGAATGCCGGAAGTAAAAGATTCTTTAAACAGACATTGAAAGCCTATATTATTACAAATGTTGTGAATGCAGCAGTACAGTCCTTCATGGATGCATTCAGAGATAAGAAAGATGATGACACTACATACTGGGAGAGATGGCTTGAGGATTACAAGGATAATGTAAAAGATAACCTGAATCCGATTCAGCTGATACCGTATCTTAAGGATATCCTTTCTATAGTACAGGGATATGATGTAAACAGACTGGATATGCAGGGGTTGTCAAAACTGTTTGCCGGAGTAAAGAATATGCAGAAATATGCGACAGATGCAGATTACAGAGAAAACCATACCTGGTTAGAAGCGGCTGAGTCATTAATGAGCGGAATTTCTTCTGTAACGGGTATTCCAATTTACAATGTGGAAAGAGATTTCAAAGCTATTTATAATACCACCACAGGAAAATATCTGGGAGGAATCAAGAGAAAGAATAGCAGGCAGTATGAGAGAATGCTGGACGCATACCTTTCCGGAGATAACGTAGCATATAAAGAGATAGAAGGAGAACTGAAAGAAAAGGGACTGGAGAAAAAAGAGATTACATCCAAGGTGAAAAAAGAGATAAAGGATGGTTACCTTGCCGGCGATATATCAGAGAAAGAAGCTAAGAAGTTCCTTAAAGAAAAAGCCGGACAGAGTGATGAGGAGATATGGTGTACCCTGGAAGAATGGAACTACGGTGAAACATATCAAAGGCTATATGATGCAATTGACAATTCTATAAACAAGGGAGCAGCCAGAGATGCTATCTTTGACTACATAAGTGAAGCGAAAAGTAAAGGCGGGAAAGAAAATAAAGATATCAGTGGAGTTGTAACAAGAGAATATAAAAAGAAATACCTTAAGGCAAAGGAAAAAGGTAAATATGCTGATATGAAGAATCTGCTTATTTCAATTTATATGCACCTTGGATATACGAATGCAGAAGCAAATAAAAAAATCGAAGAATGGTCAAAAAAGAAGACGAAATAGGGGAGAAATCCCCTATTTCTTTTTTATATAATGAGGGCGAAGGAGGTTATCTATGAGGAATAATATCGTAAATAATATGCGACTTGACCTGGACCATGAACGGACACGCCCCCGCATTTCTGTAAGACAGGGAGATACAAAGACAAGAAGCCTGCATTTTACACTTATGCAGAGCGGAAAGATATACGACTTGTCGGATGTATTGGTGGCGGCAGTAAACATCGTGAAGCCAGATGGTAAAGTTTGCTACAACGATTGTGTAATAGATGGCTCTGAGATACAGTACGAAGTCACGACACAGACCATTAATGTGTTGGGCGAATGTATTGGACAGATAGAGCTGTCTATGCAGGATGGGGCAGTTATTACTTCGCCGGAGTTTGTAATCTATGTATATAACAAGATCCTGGACCCGAATATCATTGAATCTCAAAATGAATACAAATCATTGGTGCAGCAGGTTGCTCAGGCAGAAGACTATTGCAACCAGGCAGAACAGTACAAGACACTTTCGGAGAACGCAGAGAGGAATATATCTGCTATGGAAAGCGGATTTACCGAGAAAGCAACAGCTCTTGAGGAGTATCAGAATGAGATATCAGGTATGCAGGAAACACTGAGGCAGCAGGCAGATGATGCAATAACTTTAATAAACCAGTCAGTAACAGAAGCTAGTGGATATGCAGATGAAGCGAAGAACAGTGCCGCAGGAGCGGCAAGCAGTGCTGCAGGAGCGGCCGGAAGTGCAACGGAAGCGGCAAACAGTGCGAAAGGAGCGGCAAACAGTGCGAAAGGAGCAGCGAACAGTGCGACAGATGCTAGTGGATATGCAGATGAAGCGAAGAACAGTGCCGCAGGAGCGGCAAGCAGTGCTGCAGGAGCGGCCGGAAGTGCAACGGAAGCGGCAAACAGTGCAAAAGCATCAGCGAGTAGTGCAACGGAAGCAAAAAATTACGCTACCGGAGATAAAAACTCAGCAAAGGTTTATTATGAAAAAACACTAGAATTATTTAATAGTCTTCAGAATGTAATAGATTCGATAGGCTATCCGAAAGGAGTATAAAATGGCGTATGAAAAAATAAATTGGAAGAATTATCCAGATAAAACCACACTGATATCAGCGGAAAATTTAAATCATATGGATGAGGGAATCTATGATTTAGACCAAAATAAAATATCGAACGATAAAATAACACAGAGAGAAAATATAACGCAGGAAGGATATGTACTTGATGGAAGGGAAAAAAATCCAAATGAAGAGGGTACACTTGCCAAACAGCTTGTAGACTTTAAGAAAAAAGCAATTACAACAGATAACATTAAGCAGCAGACGGTTAGCAGTGCGGCAGTTGCAGATACGGCAAAAAGTACGACATGGAAAGGAATAACTGGCAAACCTGCAACATATCCACCTAGTTCGCATTCACACGATTATCTTCCAAACAATCCACCTTGTATAGAGATATTTGGGCAGGCAGGTGTACCATTTATTGATTTCCACTATGGTGGAAGTTCAGCAGATTATACAAGTCGTTTAATTGATGCAAGTTCAACTTTTAACTATTTAACAAACAGTGGAATCCATCAGTTTTGCAATGGAAGTGGTAGCCAAGCTGCAAGGATACAATCGAATGGAACATTTGGAGCAGCAAGCGGCGGAACTGCAATAGTAGGAAGTGCAATTTATTGTCAAGCAAACTGGAGTGGAAGTTCTTATGCACCTGTTTATGGTACATCATTTACAAATCCTTCCTCTAAATTAGTAAAGGAAAACGTTGTAGATATGACAGAAGAGGAAGCAAAGAAGATTCTTCGATTAAAACCGGTAGATTTTGATTACATTGAAGCATACGGTGGTGAAAAAAATCAGCATGGTTTAATTGCCGAAGATACATTAGGTATTATTCCTTCCTGCGTGACGATACCGGAAGACTATTCAGAGAAAGAGTTTGATGCTGAGAAGGGAATTCGAAATAAGGTATTAGCAATTGATTATTCGAAATTGGTTCCATATCTTATTAAGATAGTGCAGATACAGCAGGAAGAAATTGAAAAATTGAAAGAAGCAATGAACAAAGAAGGAGGAAAAGAAAATGAATAACAACACAATCAAAGCAATCATAACAGCAGTAACAGGGTTCTTATCATCCCTGCTCGGTATACTTTATGTACCGGTATTACTTATGGTTGCCTGCAACATTATTGACTATGCGACAGGTATATTCGCATCAAAGTATCGTAACCAGCCGGTGGATTCATACAAGGGATTCCGGGGGATTGCAAAGAAGATTTCCATGTGGCTTCTGGTGGTGGTCGGAGCAATTGTTGACCAGTTACTGAAGTATGCTGCTGCCACAATCGGAATCACAATGCCGATAACATTTCTCATAGCGTGCGTGGTAGCCATCTGGATTATATGCAATGAAATTATCAGCATCCTGGAGAACATCAAGGATATAGGTGCACCGGTTCCACCGTTTTTACTCCCATTGTTGAAAAATCTGAAATCGCAGGTGGAAGAGGTTGCAAAGACAGAAGAGAAGGAGGAAGAATAGAGATGAAAAAGTATGTGGGAACAAAAATCATTGAAGCAAAGGAAATGAACCTGGGTGATTATAACAATTACCGTGGGTGGAAAATACCGGAAAATGAGAACCCGAAGAAAGAAGGGTATCTGGTAAAATATCAGGATGGATATGAAAGCTGGTCCCCTAAAGAAATCTTTGAAGATGCATACCGGAAATATGACGAAAGCAAACTGCCGGCAACATCTGTTTTAATGCAGAGCAATGACTATAAGGAGAGATTTAAAGCAGAATACAAACAGCTTGATATCAGATACAAAGGATTAGAGGCAATGCTTAAAAAGTGGGATGCCGGAGAACTGAATTTTACCCCTACTTGTCCAAGAAATATTTATAATATACAGATTAGAGCAATGGAAGAGTATCTGACAGTTCTTGAAACGAGAGCCATTATGGAAAAAATTGACTTAGACTAAAGAAAGAAGGAATATAAAATGAAAATAGGATTAAATGCAGGACATACACTTTCCGGAGCAGGAAGTGGAACAATTGGAGTTATTTCAGAGAGCACAGAAACAAGAAGAG